GGTATCTCAAAGCTACATTGTCTTTGGTTTCCCTTATAAACTATTAAGGTTAGGTCTTGAATGTTCTCAGCTATCTTGACGTTCTTGTCGCAGATGCTTAATTCTATTATCGGCTCACATAGTGTTGGCATTATTCAAATATTTTATCATTAATTAAAGTTGATATTGTTATACTTATAACTGCTATTATAGCTACTTTCCACAATGGAAGTATAAATAGTAAAGGTAAGCTATGAATTGAAGGCATACACGATGCGCAAGCGAATAATGGTTTAGCTATGTAAAGTAAACCTTCATGGTTTCTCCATTTGCTTTTTATTTTTCGGTTTCTAAACTTAGACTCTAACCATGTATAAAGCCAGTTCAATACCATTTCAGCCTGGAACATAATTTGTAAGGCATTGATGTATAAAGACAATACCAATGAGTATAAGAGTATTTCAGTTAGTTGACTATTCATACTGCAAAGATATTTATTTTATGCCAAACTTTTGTGGGTTTTTTTGGATGTCATCTTGTAACATAAACCAATATGAAAATCCGTAACGTATGCAATCTATAAAGTCTGCTCGCTGCTCTGCTAAGTTCCTATTCTTTTTTACCAATCCTTTGTCATCTTTTTCAGTATGCTGCAATTCAAATATAGTATTAGTCATGCTCTCATCTAGTAATATATCTGGGTGGTGGTAAAATACATAATTCAATAAGTCAATAGATGCTAATACGCTTGGATTTGATTTGGGAACTTGTAAGCGTCTCCCTAGATTGAATGCTTTGTTAATCTGAATCCAATTAGATAAACCTTCTGCCCTTCCCATTGCACCTGTAGCGTCACCTGTAAAGCATATTGAATGTAGTTTAGTAGCGTATTGCAGTTTGATTAGGTCTATTAGCTGCTGAGTGTTATGAATACCCTCCTTAGCCTTAATACTTATCTCCCTTATACCTCTTATCTTATGTCTTCCGTCTTCTCGGTATATCTGCCATACAGTACAGGCTAAAGGGTCTATATTAAAGTCAATCCAAAACAATAAAGGCGTATGTTCTAATGGAGTTACTTTGCCAACGTGCTTACTAACGTCAAAGGTTTGTACCGCTGGGCTTTTAACCTCAGTTATTCCCCACTCACCTAGCACCACTACTCTATACTTATTATAGTTGTATGTCTTTAACTGTTCGTAGTCTCTTATCAACGCTTCATCTTTGTACCCATAAGTTCCACAAGGTGACCCGACTGACCAATAGTTGTCGTTATAATCGGTTTTAATTAGTAACCTTCCACCGTCTGCGGACATCTTAATAAAACTTTCTGGACTTGGTAACTTGTATTCGCTGTCTATCCATTCTATTCTATCTAGGTAAGGCTTAATCCATAAATGCTCACTAACTGGATTCCATGTGCAGAAAAACATCTTAGATACCTCTCCTCTAAATGATAGTCTAGTCTCTTCGTATTCTTCCTGACTGAATTGGTCAAGCTCATCAAAAAGCATATAAGAATAATCCTCAATACCCTTTGCGCTATCCTCACTATCTAATCCTTTGAACTTAATATGAGCTTTTGCTGCTCTAAACTCTTTATCCATTACGTTTATTGCAGCTTCTACTTTTGTGGTACGCCTCGCCTTCTTAAATGTACTTATTAGCGTCTCATTCATGCGGTCAGATACTTTCCTAAAGGCTAGTGTATTTTTACCGTACACCGCCGCTTTAATCAATGCGAATTGTGCAACCGTATAAGTTTTGGTTGATGACTTACCTCCATAGATGTAAACGTGCTTTATATTCGGATATTTAGTTTCAATATCCCAGAGTATATGAAATAGTGGATTAAACCACTTATTATCGAATTGAACTTTATTAATGTGCATATTTATGACCTATCCACAAACTCTGCTGCTAGTCCTATCATCTCATGAGTATTCTTTTGCTCAACCTGTTTAGGTGATTCCCAACCTCCTATCTTAGCCATGAACTCTGCGGACTTAGTATCGCCCTGTAATGCTTTTTCAACTTGCTTATAAATGATTTCGGCTTCCATTGAAAATTCAAACTCACCGTTTATAGTATTCTTTTTGCTAGCTATCTGCTCACCTATGAATACTAATGCGTCTTTAATGGTCTTTATTTTCTTTTTGCCAGCAGATTTATTCTCCGGTGAAGGTTGGTAGTCTTTTGAGAATTTAACCCCCTTACCTTTAAGATTATCAATTTTTGCCATAGGTCGTTTATTGCTCGTTTAGCGACACTTTTTGTCGTTTAGTAATATTATGTTCGTACTGTTCTATTCTCCTATTCAGATACCATTGTGCTTTTTTTAGGTCTTCCAGCTCTTTGCCTTTCTTATCTGCCCTTAAAATGTATTTTAAGACGTTCCCTAAGTGAAAGTCTAGGTTATAGTGTTCGATTACCTTTATAGCTTCGTATGTATTGTCCCCTCCGTAATGAATTGGATGATGTATTGATTCTGACATTGGTTTTTATTCAAATTCTTTTTTATCAATTACAACTCCATTACGTTTGATATTCAAAGTAGGGTCTAGTTTAATCATTCTCTTTACTATTACATCACAATACTTAGGGTCTAATTCCATTCCGTAACATTTGCGTTTAAGTTGGTGTGATGCAACCATTGTAGTTCCGCTACCGCAAAATAAATCAATAACTGACTTTACGCAAAAGTTTGATACGAAGAATGATGCAAAGTCCATAGGAAAAGTCGCATTGTGTTCTTTCACTTTATTTGCTGTTTGTTTACTTATATCAACAACATTGCTTATTGTACCTCTGAATTCTTTTGTGCCTATTGCTCTATTTGCTTTATGACTAAAAACGTGTACATACTCAAATTGTGAATTTAATACATTGTTTGCCATTGCTGGTTGTGCATTTTGTTTGTTCCAAATTAAAGTGTCCGCATAAATATTTTTTAGATTATACAAATAATCAATCAATGCGGTTTTATTACCTGACAAACTTTGAATATTTACAAAACTATATTCTGAAAATAAGAGCGTGTTATTTGTAAAATCCGTTAGTAGTTTTAAGTACTCATCATCTTCTAAGTCATCAGAATAAGAATTGTATTTTGTTCCATTAGTTTGATGTGGGCTTAATTTTGCATTTTCTTTTGTGTTATACGGCGGACTTGTAAAACTTATATCTGCTTTACTACCATTCATTAACTTTGCCACTTGGTCGCTATCTGTACTATCCCCACAAAGCAAACGATGCTCTCCTATCTCGTAAAGGTCTCCTAAAACGGTTATAGCTTCCGTTGGTGGTGTGCTATCAAAATCGTCTTCTATTGCATCTAATACTGTTTCTTCTTCTTCAATAGTCTCACTAACTACATTAATACTCTCAATATTGACCTCTTGAATGTCTATGTTTTCAATTTCTAGCCATTCGATTAGGACTTCTTCATTTACTGGATTGGTTTTAAGATTATTAGATAGTAAAATATCAATAGCCTTTTTTCGGTCATTTTCAACGTCTACTAAATAATAGCTTAATTCTTTTGGCACTTTGTGACCGTCTGCAATTAATTCATTTATAATGTCTTTGCGCAAATGTCCATCAAGAATATATAAAACTGAATCAATTTCACACATTGCAAAAGGCTGTACAAAACCTCGCTTTATAATGGATTCTTTTGTTATTTCTGAATGATAAGGGCTTTTGAACCCTTGAGGCTGCAAATCATTAAAGTCTTCTAATTTGCCTTTATATCCTGAATCTACCTTATTTTTAATTTGCATATACTAAAGTTGTTTTATTTGGTCTTTCTCCTCTTAAACATTTTGCAAGGTATGTCTGGCTGACTTTAAAATCTTCTGCTGCGTGTCTAATTGAAATATATTCTTTATTTGTAATAGAGCATTTAATTTTTTTTGCATGTTTTGGAGTTTTGCCATAAAAATGATTGTCCTCTCCTTTTTTTACTTTCCTACCTAATACATTTATTCCGTGTAGATTGTTTTCAAGATAAGTACACCATTCTAAATTTTCTAATCTATTATCTAATCTATCCCCATTAATATGATTTACACATGGTTTATTTTCTGGATTTGCAACAAATTGATTCATTAGTAATCTATGAATATACAAAAAGTTTCTTCCATTATTAAAAAGACAAACTACTTTATACCCATTAGCCATACTAGGTTTTAGGATTCTATCTGGTTTAATAGTGTAAAATCTACCATTCAAGCATTTGCCACCAAGTCGAATTACATCTCCATTTGAATTAATTAAATAATTCTCATAACCTTTAATCTTTTGCCAGTCTAGTTTAATTGATTGTTTTATTCTATCTTTCATTTATTTTTTCGTTTATCCATTTAGTGTAATAGTATGCAAACTGTTCATAGGTTAATCTATATTTTGCCAGTGGACTTGACATATATTGGTGATGTAATACCTCTAAGGGAACTCCATTCATAAAGCAAAATTAATCAATTTTTCTTAATTGCTCATAGATTTCACGCTGCATTTTCATTTTATTCTCCGATACTAATCGTTTTTTCACTTCAACAATAATAGCCATCTTATCAAAGTGAGTTAAATCTGCTTCTTCTAAAATGGCTAGTATTTTTTCGGCTAATTCAAATTTATCCATTTGCTTTGCTAAATGACTTCAATAACCTAGTAACTTTGGCTTTATCCTTTGCCATTAATGAATAATTCAGATAGGTTACAGGCTCACCGTATCTATTTTTAGAGCTTACTTTTTCTCTTTTGAGTGTTATTTCAAAAGGCTGTTCAATTTTGCGGATAATCTCTCGACTGGCGTTTGAATATCCAAAGTCTTTCATAATTGTTTTGCAGTTTAGGACTTTACCTTCCAATAGGCTTTGTAATAATTTGATTGTGCTTTTCATTCTTTTAGTTTTTAGTGGTTAATTTTTTCAATTGATTCTATCATTTTATA